CTTGGGCTTTTTTTTTAAATAACAAATTGATATATTTGTACGTTATATAAGTATGATAACAATTAATAAGAATAATAGTAATACAGTTATCTTAACATTACAGGAGAAATGTTTATTAGCAAATCCTTATTTTTTATTTCAGTTTAAAAACGTTCAAACAAATACATCACAATATTTTTTACCAGCGGACATAAGCACACAAAAAGAAAGATATAATGAATTTATAATAGTTGAAACAGCAACACCAACAACTGCTCAGATTTCATTAACAGTAGGCGATTACGAATATACGATTTACGAACAAGTAGGCAATAGTAATACTAATCCAACTGGATTAAATGTAGTGGAGGTGGGTTATGCAACTTGTTTTGATTTAACAAAAATTACATTTAAAGAATATCAAGGTGGAGCAATAACTAACAAGGTTTACAATGGCTAAAAAATTAGAAATATATAATGACATAATTACTATTAAGATGGATGTTAACCAACTTCCTACTTATAAAATAGATACAGCTGGAGAATTTGTTAAGTGGGGCAAAGACAATAACTTCCCAAAAGAATTATTAAATTCTTACAATAATCATCCTGAGCATGCTGCTATTTTAAAAGGTAAAGCACGTTATCTTAGCGGATTAAAAATAGTACCTAGTCAAGATTTACCACAAGTTCAACAATTTTTAGCGAAGGCAAATAGATTTGATTCATGGTATGAATTAAGAAAAAAATGTGATTCCGACAAGGCTATATACGGAGGTTTTGCATGTCAAGTAACTACAAATTTAATAGGCCAACCGATTGAGTTTTACCATTTAGATATGGGTAAGATAAGACTAAGTGCAGATAATTGCGGAGTTTGGTATAGTGAAGATTGGACTGCTAAAAGTTACCATTTAAAAAAGACTTACTTTCCATTTTATAAAGATGGGTTTATAGGTGCCTCAATTTACTATTCTAAGGACTTTACACCGTCTTTAAATGAATTAGATGGCTTATACCCTTCACCCGATTATTCAAGCGTTCTATTAGACATTAATACCGATATTGAGATTAGTAACTTTTTTCATAGTTTAGTAAAGAATGGATTTAGTGCTGGTCATATTATTACTTTTTTTAGTGGTAAATTAACACCTGAAGTTAAAGAAGATATCAAAGAACGATTCCAAGAAAAACATCAAGGTACACAAAATGCTGGCAAGGTAGTATTAAGTTTTACTAATCCCGATGGCAAAGGAGCAGAAGTTGTAAATGTAACTCCTACAGGATTAGCAGACCAATACGAAGCTTTAAATAAACGTAATCAACAAAAGATAATCACAGGACATAACGTTCCAGGAGTGTTGTTTAAAATCAAAACTGAGGGTACTTTAGGAGATCGTAACGAATTAGACTTAGCTCATGAATTATTTATTAACGAATATGCTAAAATTGAACAAGTAGCTTTTAATAAGTTTATTGATAAAATGTTTAAACTAAAGACTGGTTTAGATATTAAATTTGAAGTAGAACAAGTTCAGCCAATAGGCAAAGAACTTCCATTAGAAAATCAAAATGTTATCAATGCTTTAAATGCTAGAGATCCTAATATCGTAACGAATTATATTATTGAAAAATACGGTTTAAAGATTGAAGCTGCAGAAATTGGCACTCCGAGTGCAACTGTAATACAAGAAGAAATACAAGTAAACGAACATCTTAAAAACTTAACAGGCAGACAAAGACAAAATCTTTTTAATATAGCCAACAAGTTAAAGAAGGGTGATTATACAGCAGACCAGGCTTTGATAATGATTAAAACAGGGTTTGGATTAAGTGATGCGGATGCTTTAACGTTCTTAGGAATAGCTCAAGAAGAAATAAATAATGAGGTTGTAAAAGTTCAACAATCTGCTGATAAAGAAAAAAGATTTATTGAATGGGTAAAAGCAAATGCTGTAGATGTAGATGATGATGACGAAATTATAGACCTTGAATATGTAAACTTTAAAGATTCAAAACAAGTTTTAAGATTCGAGTTATCGAAACAAAAATTATATACAGCCAATAGATTACAATTATCAGTTACTGATTTACGAAATGCAATACTTAATCAATTTAAAGGTAATCCATTTGCGAAACCTGAAGAACTTGCTAAGTCATTAAATGTAGATATTGAAAAAATAAATAATGAAATAACTTGGTTAAAAGAAAAAAAACTAGGTAGCTTTTTAGATGGGATATTTACACCAACTCAAAAAGGATTAGATAAAGATACTGAAGATTACGATACCGAAATTTACACTGTTTATAAATACGATAAAAGACCTGATGTAAGTGGCCCTAAAAGATTACCAACAACAAGGGAATTCTGTTTACAAATGATGATTGAAACAAGTGGTCGAGAAACTGTTGATGGAAAAAATGTAGCAAGAAGATTAACCTACGAACAAATAGATGCTTTTACCAACGAGTTTGGAGAATCAGCTTGGGATTTTCGTGGAGGATTTTATAATAACGGAACTGAAACAACTCCTTGGTGCCGCCATATTTGGGTTGGTGAAACTAGGATAAAACGTAAAAAGAAATAAACATGGCAACACTTTGGATTGGACAAGATTATTTAATTAGACATTCGGTTATTGACGATAATACCGAGTACGATAAGATAACACCAGTTATTGAATTGGTACAGGATAAATACATACTTCCTTTATTGGGAACTAGTTTATATAATACGATTGAAACTCACATCTTAGCTTATATAAATTCAGCAACTACAATTCCTGCAGCTTACAAACTAATAATAGATAACTACATTTTAAAAATGATGGTGCATTATATTATGTATGAAAGCTCACCAACGTTTAAATTCCGATATGCGAACAAAGGCATAATGACAAATAGTAGTGATAACGGGCAACCGATACCAACTAATGACATGGAATATTTAATGAATATTTGGAAAACAAATGGTGAGATGTACGGGGATAGAATGATAAAATATTTAAACTATAATAACTCAACTTATCCAACTTATAACACAAATACAGGAGCGGATATATTCCCTGAACGAAATGCTTACGATGTAGACATTTATTTAGGCACTAGAATTTTAGGTAAAAAAGATTATAGTAATATTCAAGATAACCGAGATAACCCTATATGGCAATAAGAAAAAAAACAAAGATTGAAATTAAAAAGTACATTAAAAAAAATAAGAAATTAATAGATGTTTACCTTAAACAAATTAATATCAACAATAGCAACGTACTCGACTGCTCACAAGCAAATTAAGAGTTGGTATTTTGGTGACCCTTGGGATCAATTAAATGGCGGTCAGTCAATTAAATATCCTATGTTATTTGGTACTTTGCAACCTAACAGAGTTGAAGGGACTAGTGATATTACTGTTATAAGATTTTACATTTGTGATAAAAGCAAGAAGGGTTTAAGAAATCAATTAGAGGTCTTATCGGATTGTAAGCAAATAGCTTTAGATACTTTAATTTATTTTAAACAATTTAATTTCTCAGAACTTATTGATGTAAACGAAAATGCAACTTTAACTGATTTTGTAGATGCTTTTAACGATGAGGTTGCTGGTTGGTATTTTGATATTGAGTTTAAATCCATCTTTGAATGGGATGCTTGTTCACTACCAATAACAGGTTCGCCTTCAGTTATTAATCCTGACGATGTTAGAATAATAGATCAAGATGGGAATGTTATTGCGGTGGTGCCTTGCGGTTCTTATTATACGATTGAAGTTTTACAAGAATTAATACAAACATTAACTAACCCGGCTCCAGTTACAATAATACAAACTTTAACATAAAATGGCAGTAGTAGAATTAAGATACGATCCAAAAGATTCAGCATGGTTTTCAGCTAATCCAACAATGGTTTTAAAAGCTGGTGAGCCAGCGTATTTAAGTACAACAGGTCAATTCAAGTTAGGTGATGGTACTACTCAATTAAGTGCTTTATCTTTTTTGCCAGCTGGAAGCGGAATAACATTAACAACAACGGGGACAAGTGGAGCATCTACTTTAGTAAGTAATGTTTTAAATATTCCTATATATAGTGGTGGTGGTGGCGGTACTAATTTCAATGTATTAATTGATG